CTATTAGGTCGTTGCTTAACCTGTTGACCGACATATAACTGGAAGACGCAAGAACAAACCCTGAGATGTGCGATGGTGGGTTGACATCTATCGTAGCCTCCACAACACCGTCGATAGAAAGCAGTACCACTTGCGTATCTGCAACGCCGACCCACACCTTGCCGTCATAGCGAGGGATACAGAACCTGATGGTCGCGTTGTAATAGAACTCGTGGACATTCCCCTGTCTGTCAAAATACCTAACATTCTGACTGGCTATATAATAGATCCGCCCAGGATATATCCCAGACAAAGAGGAAACAGCCAGCCCGGTGGTTAAATCGGGCGTTCGCGCACCGGAGTCTGACCGGATAAGATATGACTGATTCGGCGAGTATGGATTGGTGTGCTGAAGCCACACATATCCATCAGCATCCATTATTGCTTTGTTAAACCAAAAATAACCAAAAGCTGCTCCGACCGCTGTTTTGACAGTGCCGCTGTGGTCGATTATTGTGAACTTGTATGTGTAGCCGGACGGTGGGTAGTTTGTATAAACCCCACAACTCCCATCCCAAAAATTATAGACCGCCGCAAAATTTGTCGTCCCAATACCGGACAACGATGCTGCGCCAACGACCTCCCCTGTTATCCCATCGCGCAGCTTTAGATTCGGGTAGGTGTCACCTGCCCAAAATTGTCCGAACTTGTTTAACACTAAATCTGACGATGTTGTGGGCCGCGTGTAGCCGAGATCCCTCCACACAACAGATTGCGTCCCGCTCTGCACCACCTCGAATTCAAGATTGGGCGTGCGGCCTCCGTAGTCTTGTAGCTGAAGATTTTCGAACACCACATACGCTACCCCGCGATAGGCAGGAGCATTCGCCACACCCACATCAGCCTCAATCAAGCTGTCCGCTGTTTGGGTCTCGCTGCCTGTATATACGCGAATGGGAATGTTGGAGCTTGCGCCAACTGCGCCAACGCTTGCATCGCTCGCAGTGTTGTAGACAAGCTTGCCGTTCGCCCATATTTTCAGGATGCCATCAATCTCGCCTTCACACAGCGCCACGGCGAATGATTGTGCATAGGTGTAGTTGGTGGTGGTTGGGCCGGAGCCTTTCCCGCCTTGGCTGGATTCGTGCGCGGTCTCTATCAGCGCGGTGGACCAGATCATGTTGCCCGCTATGCGCATGGTGCCGAACAGCTTGGGGATAGGCTGACCGTAAGATGATGACTGCACACGCAGGTCGTTGAGGCGTGGGCCGTATTGATTGGGCGGCGTGGGCGACAACATGGTCGTCGCGCCCAACAGCATCAGCTGCGGGTTGCCGGTGGCGATGCCTATGCCCAGCTCGAATGCGCCGATGATCTGGCTGGTACTCATGCCGACACCTTCAAACGATAGCAACCAACTAGGCGCGCAGTCCACGCGGCGTCCAGACTGTTCTCTACCACTTTGCCGACTTCCTGATAGGCGTGGATGATGCGGGTCGGGTTGACGCTGGACACGATGGCGATGTGTTGCGGGGCATCACGGAAGCGGAACATCAGCAGATCGCCGGGCTGCACGGCGGCGAGGTCTACGCGGTCGCAGTGTTTGTTGACGGCGGCCATGAACAGGCCATTGGCCGGGATGCGACCGTAGCCATGCACGTCTGTCACCGCAATCCCGCACGCCTTCAATGCGCACACCACCACCCCAGCACAATCCAGCCCGACGTTCGGCAGGCGTCCTTGGTGATGGAACGGCGTGCCGAGGTAGCCGCGCGCGATGTCGACGAGCGGGCTCATGTTCCGGACACCAATCTGTCTTTGCCGGGCAGATGCGGGAAGCCACGGAAGTTGACCGCGTTGCTGAATTTGTCGACGCAGGTGTCCAGCGACTTGTCGCAGCCGGCGCTAACGCTGTAGGTGTCGCCGATGGCGATGGCGTTCGGCATGGGTTGTTGCAGCGCGAACACACCGGATGCGAACGACTTCACCTCCATCGAATAGCCGTCGTTGTCGCCGGCTGTCCAGGTGACCAGTCCGCCCTCGAAGTAGCGGTCTGCCTCGCCGCGCGAGGTGTCGGTGAACGAGGTGGTACCGCCCGAGCTGGTGACAGTGCCGGTGACGGTGAACGAGGCGAGCGTGATGCCACACTTGGTGCTGCCCAGCGCCACATCGCACGCGGCCGAGTAGATGCGCCCGGCCGTTTGCTGCAGCGCCTGCATCATGCCGCGCAGTTCGGCCACGAACGCAGATCGGCCTGTGCGCACATTGCCCGTCCAACCCTTGCGCAGCATCATGTGGCCATCGGCCAGCGCCTTGTAGTTGACCACCATGATCTCGACCGTGGCGAAATCCCACAGGCCGGCACGTACATCCACCTCGGTGATCGATGCGCTGCTGAGGACGGACTTCAGATCGAGGTTGTCCACGCTGAGGGTAGCGGTTGTCTTGATAGATGATGGGACATAGCCGGAGCTGGCGGAATAGACCTGCCCGAGATAGGTGATGTCGCGCGAGTGGTCGGTGAAGCCGAACACCTGGGCATCGGCGCGGGTGATCTTCCATAATGTGCAGACGGTCAGCACCTCGCCTTGCAGATGTGCCTTCAGGTTGGCGCTGACGGTCTTCATACACGCACCTCGACGACCGGTATCCCGCCCCATGAGAATAGGTTGATCTGCGCGATGTTGATCTTCATCTGGTCGGTATCGAAGCGGCACGGCACATCGAATTGACCGGTCCATGCTGTGGGGGTGCCGGTCGTCATGGTGACGATGCCGGTGGTGTAGTCGATCGAGGCGACCGTGCCGCCCGTGACCGCCACCGTGCCGGTGACAGGCTTGGTGATCTCGCGGTCGTGGTTGCTGCCGGCGCTGGTATAGCGCTTCCACATCTGGAAGTGTGTGGCGTCGATCGCGGTGAAGATGCCCTCATCCGCGCCGACCTGATAGTCCGCATAATCCTTGAAACGGAAACCATGCGCACGCCCGCCCATAACACGGAAGAACGCCACCAGCGCATCCAGTTGAGACTGCTGTTTGATGCCGTGCGAAACGTCGTAGCTGCAGCGCGCATCCGCCCACACCGCATTGCGCTGCTCGAATCCGCTGTTGACGGTGATCACGTCGGTCTGGAAGCCTGGTCCGCCCGACGCGCCTCTGGCGATGTCGTCCGGGAAACGTGTCTCGAAGAATGACATATCAAGCGCCCCTCATCTGCGCCGCACGGATGGACGCGCCCGCCATCGAAGCGATCTGCTCCTGCGTACGACGGTCGGCAGGCTGGTTCAGGGTGAATTGGTTGACGACCGTCAGGGAATTGCCGACCGCCGTGTTGTTTGGTTTGGTGTGGTCGATAACGGTCTCTTTGGGGTGCATCATCGCGAGGAAGCCGCCCTTGCCGTCCAGCCCGCCGGAACGGGAACCGAAGCCGGTGAAGCCGCCGCCGTCGAATTGCGGAACGCCAGCCGCCACACCGGCCGCATCGCCATATCCGCCACCACCGAATAGTCCGCCCAGCATCCCAGCCAGCGGTCCGGTGATGTTCTGCTGGATCTGGATGCGCAACAGGTCGCTGATGATGCTATCGGTGAGCGACTGAAAGTCCAGCTTGCCGGTGCGCACGAAGCCGACCAGCGCGTCTTCCATATTTTTGAAAGCGTTGGTGAACAGTCTTTCTGATTTGGCGGCGACGTTCTCGACTTCGTCGAGGTACTTGCGCATCGATACCGCAGCGCCGTATTCGAACGAGGCGTTGTTCTTGTCCAGTTGCGTGCGCAACGATTCGAGCTGTTTGATCTGTGCGGCCTCGGCTGCGTTCACTTTTTCGACCAGCGGCGCGCGCTCTTTTTCGCTGAGGTTCAGCGCATCGATAGCCTCGCGCGCACGGTCGGCGCGCTGCGCAGCAGCGGAAAGGTTGTCCGCATGCTGCTTGTCCGAAGCCGAGAGCAGCGGCGAGTTGAGGTCGCGCTGCATCTTGGCGATGGTCTGCTCATAGTCTCCGGTCAGGCCGGCCACCACGCTGCCACCGCGCTGGCGGAGCTTGTCCAGTTTTGCTTGTTCGGCTGGAGAGAGGCCGGTCTTCCCGGGTGACCTTGTTGTTGATACAGCCTTGGGAGCGGCGGCGATCATGCCGCGCGCCTTCAATATCCTTTCCGATGTGGCGTCCACCTCTGCGCGCGCCAGCTTGGCATCCTCAACCATCATGCGCCGGATGTTCGCCGCCTCGGCGAAGTTGCCGGACAGTATCGCGGCAGCCTGCGCGGCGATGCCGCCGATCTCCTTGCCAATCTGCACCAGCACGTACTTGACGTTCACACCCAGCACCACGATCGTTTCGAATACGGTGGCGATGCCGTCCTGCACCACCTTCATCGCGCCGGTGTCTGTGGTGTTGGACTTGGTCGTCTCGTTCAGCGCATTGAGCATCTTGTCCAGATCGGAGATGGCGCCAGTGAGCAGCTTGACTCCGTCATAGATCGCGCCACCTGCATCAGCAGAACTGATGGTGCGGAACAATCCATCCCAGGTGTCTGACAGGTTGCTGATCGCGCCGTCCAGTGTGCTGGCACGCAGTTCCATCGCGCCGGCGAAGTCGTTGTTGCCGATGTTCTGCAGGTATTGGGTGATCTCGTCCGCGCTGTTGCGGACGGTCTTGGTGACGCCCTTGAAGGTGAACGACACTTGGTCGCCGTTCTTGCTGGCCTTGATGCCGAACTCTTTCAGGCGCTCGAATTCTCCCGTGGCGGCATCGGCCACGGCCTCGATCATCTGATTGAGGTCTTTGCCCATCGCGCTGGCAGTGTTGCCGTAGCTGGTAAGAGCTTCGCGGCTGGCATCCAGCCCAAGCGCCTTCATCTTGACGAAGGCGCCGGTGACTTCGTTCAGCTGGTAAGGCGTGGTGGATGCGAAGTCCTTGATCCAGGCGAACTCTTTCTTGGCATTGTCAGAGCTGCCGGTGACGGTGATCAGGCTGGAGTTGAGTACGTCGAACTCGCGCTGCACGCTGATGAGCTTGCCCGCGAAGGCTACGAACGACAAGGAGCCGGCGATGCCGGACAGGCTCATGATCTTCTTGCCGATGCCGTCCAGCGATCCGCCCAAACCGCGCATGGCGCTTTCGGCCTGTGCGGTTGCTGCAGTGATGATGATCTTGGTCTGGTTGGCCATGTCAGCTCTTGTTGATCTCTTCCACCGCTGCGCGCTCCATCACGCGCAGCCCGTAAAATACTTCCCGCTTTTGATCCGCGCCGATGCCGTTGATCAAAAGCAGCAGCGGCAGTGATTCGTATCGCATCCCCACCACTCCGCTCATGCCAACATTCCACTGGCTCATCATGTCGGCAAAGAGCAGCACGACGATATTGTTGGCAGGCCAGATGTCCACCTCTTCCGGCTCTCCTGTCCCGACCACTTCTACCAACCGCGCAAGGATGCTGTCTTTGTCCGGCTTCGCGCCGCCCGAGCACATGGCGCGGGCGACGCGTTCTAGTTTTTTATGCGTTCCTCATACCAGGCAGAGAGGAATCGCAATGTGATGCTGGTGTGCGATCCGGGGTATTCCTGTATCAATGCAGCCAGCACTTCGCGGCTATAGGCCGGCTCAATCTCTTTCCAACCCACAACGAACTCGTCCAGCATGTCCACCACCGTGGCGAACCGCTTGGCACGCCAGCACAGCCGCAGATACTCGAACATACGCTTGCCACGCCATGCCGGAGTGAGGCGCGCCAAGATCATCAGTGATTGAATGCGCTTGCGCGACACAGCCCTGAACTCGAACTCAACCTTGACAGGCTCGTCCTTCCCGGTAACTGGGATCGTCACCTCGGCCGTAAAGGTCGCGTCAGGGTTGAGCCTGATCACGGTTTAGCTCGCCCAGACGCTTGGGAATCCCTGCGCGCTGAATGCCAGCGGCGTGGTGACCTTCTCGCCCTTGTTGCCGGTTGGCGTGAGCGGTGCGCTCACGTAGGCATTGACGGCGATCTTGGTGCCGTTTGAGAAACGCATGAGGATGCAGCGCGTATCTTTCGCGCGGCTGGCGGATTGCGCTTCCAGCAAGGCAGAATCTGTTGGTTCGAAACGGCTGTTGGAGGTGAATTTCACCGCTGTGAATCCAACCGGGATCTCTTTGTCGAGATCGCTGTGAAGGTCGGAATTGTCGGAGAACTTCGCATCACCGCCAGAGGCAGTGATGTCGATCAGCGAATCGAACGACTTGCCGAAGGTGATCTTCTTCGCGGTCGCGGAAACGAAGGTGTCGAAGTTGGTGCTGTCCAGGCTTTCACACTCGAAGGTGTTGGCCGTGGTATCCACGTTGGCGACGCGCACCACCATGTTGTTGATCTGATCCATGCCGGTGGCTTCGACCAGGTAGTATTCGCCGTTTGCCGGATCGGTATCGCCAGCGCCATAGCTCAGCACCGCAGGGCTGGCCTTGCTGATGGCTGATACCGTGAGGGATGCGGCGATCGCAGACTGGATGTCTACGCCGACTTTGGACCATACTGGTGTGCTCATGCTGATCTCCTTAAATTAAAACATCCGGGGCATTCGACGCCGCCGTGTAAGTGATGAAAAACCGCAACCGCTTCACGCCTGCCGGCTTCTCCGCCAGCGCGTCGTCGAACTGCATGCCCACATACTCGGCGTCGATCCAGTTGCTGCCGATGGTGATACCGCCCGACAGCGCAACCTCCACTTCCTTGCTGCTGGCATCCAACGTGTCGTCCAGATCGGCGGATGCCTTGGCGCAGCACTCAACGACCAATGCCACTTTCCGGTCCTGCCCCTTGCCCAGCTCAGACTCCGTCACTTCCTCGTCGTCCATGAAGATGCGCAGCCCCGGCAGATTCGCATCGGACAGCGGATGCAAGCGATTCGGATAAACCTTGCTGCCCGTGGTCGTCAGCCCGGTGAGCAGTGCTGCCACTGCTTCACGGATCTGGCGGTGCAGGTGGTTGGCCATGGGTCAGACCTCCTGCAGCAACAAGCGCGATATGCCGGTGCCGTCCGGCTGGATGGCAGCGACGGTGTAGCTTGTCTCTACAGCCTTGTACGTGACCACCACTGCCGAGCCATGCGCGGCTGTCGATACGTCTGCACTGTCACACTCCAGCGCTGGCTGCGAGCCGGACATGCCGAGTGGGTCGAGGTACTGTTCCTTGAAAATCCCGCCAAAGGCTTCGCCGCCGTCGAGGGTTGCCGTACAGTTCGCCAGGCGCGCGATGGCGACTGCGTTCAGACGAGTCTCGATGGCGGCGAAGGTCATGGCTTACGATGCAGCGATGTCGCCACGGGTACGCATCACTGCCAAGATCGCGTTGATCTTGGTGCCCAGTTCCTTGGCGAGTTCGTTGAACTCTGTGTCGGATGGGTTGATGGCGGAGCTGTCGACCAGCGCGCTGTTCGCAGTAGCGGCGGCGATGTTGGTTCCGAATGTCAGGTCTGCGATGGCAGCCTGCGGGCCTTCCGATGTGCCAACCACGGCCTCGTTCAGCTTGACGCGAGCAGTGGTTTGGCCGTTGGTCTTTGCTGTGGTCAGCGTGCCGATCAGGATGCCGACCGTGCCATCGGTATCGACGCGCTTGTTGCTGTTGTCCCAGTAGGCCTTTGCGCCTTGCGCGCCGGTGGCGGTAGACAGTGCGGTCAGATCCCACACTCCGCAGGTGGCGAATTCGCCGGATGCAGCGTTGGTGATGTCGGCTAGTGCCACACCGAACTGGCTACCGACCTGAGCGCCTTGACCGCTGGTCACGGTGTAGGGTGCAGTCAGGGTCAGGATGTCGCCCTCTTGCACGTAGTTTGCTGCCATACCGACCGCAACCAGCCCCAGCGTGCCGCTAGATTGCACATCGAAACCAATTGCATAGGCAGCGCCAACGAAGGCGAATCCTGCCAGCGCGGTCACTGCGATCACAATCAACTTATTCAATTTCATGTCGTTCTCCTTAAATTTTGATTTATTCAGATCAGGCGGCGCTCATCGCACCGCCGTCTGGTTTAGTGGCCCTGGTTCAACTGCGCGCCACGGTAGTCGATGCCTGCCACACCGAAGTCGCCGCGAACCTTGTACTGCGCGCCGTCCACGTCGAAGCCGTTCTGCAGTTCCATGTACGGCTCTTGCACGCCGTCCAGGAACGCTACTTCGATGACCGGTGCTTCGTTCGGGTCGGCGAACTCGTACCATGCGTAGCTATCCACCGTGCGCGGCGAGTCAATCACGTCGCGGAACAGGTCTTGCACGCCGTTCGGCTTTTGCAGCTTGTTGGATGTGTCCGGGTCGTATTGCGCGCGGTTGATGGTGCGCACCGAAGTGCCGAGCGCTGTCGGGCCGAGCCACAGGGCCGGACGCAGGTCGAGGTAGTCTTTGCCGCTGATGTCCATCTGATCAGCCATTGCCATGCGAGCAGCATCCAGTGTGGTAACAGAAGGCACTGCACCAGAGCCGGTTGCCACCAGGTTGCCGTGATCAGCGTGGAACAGCGTCTTGCTGTCGCTATCCAGCACGGGGCCGAGGCCGGAGTTTTCAGCCAGCAGCGCGTAGACCGATGCTTCGATGGTGCGCTTGTAGGCGCGGCCCATCATGGAGGTCAGCGCCACCAGTGCTTGCAGATCGTCGTTGACGACGATCTGGCGGCTGATGTTGATGATGTTGCCCTTGGTGGCGGCGGTGATGCTGGACTTCTCGCCGTCCGGGATGGACTTGTTCTTGAATTCGCCGTTCTCGCTCAGCGAATCCAGATTACCGATGCTGCCAACGCGGTAGCGGTTATGTGCGCGGAAGTCGCCCACCGAGCCGATGGCGCAGAAGCGCGACCAGGTATCCGGTGCGACGGCATAAGCCGCTTGCAATGCTTTGTGCATCACGTTTTCCAGCAACACGGGGAAGTCGCTAGTGGACTGCGAGAAGCCGGAGGCGCGCGGGTTGAATGCGGCACCGACCATGCGCATCTGGTCGAAGGTTTCCATTTTGATGCCGGCGTTCGTCAGGCACATGCGCGCCAGATCGGCGAGCTTTGCGCCCTTGAGCGGGTTGTTGGCACGTGCACGGATGTGCTGGCCTTTTTCGTCACGCGCTGCACCGCGCGCCAGGATGGATTCAACCGCATCCGCGATGAAGCGGTCACGGCCGGATTCACCCATCTGGATGTCTGCACCACCGGCGACCGGTTCGACAGTCTTGCCGAGCATGTCGAGCAGCTTCTTGTCCGCTTGTTCGGCGGAGCAGTTCACGTCTGCATGACAGGCGGCCAGCAGCTCTTCCACGCCTTCGAGTGACTTGAATGCAGCGAACGATGCGCTGATGTCGGTGCGGCGCTTGGCTTCGACTTGTGCTCCGGCGGCTTGTGCGGCTTTTACTTCTGCGGCTTGCTTGTCTGCTGCCGCCTTGATTTCGGCTTCCGTCATTACGGTCTCCTTACTGGTTGTTGCGGCGGCTGCCGCGGGTTGCTCTACGGTGGTAACCGGAGAGTTTTTCTTGAAGCGGGCGATCATCGCCTCGCGGTCAGAACTGGCGGCCATGGGCATGGCCTGAATGATGGTGTCGATGAACTTTTCCGCCAGCGCTTCGGCGGCGGTGTAGTAGTGGTCTGCGCCATCGGTAAGCAGCGCGAGCATTTCTGCCTGGGTGCGCCCGGTCTTGGCGGCGTA